CGAGACTTATGGAAGCGGAGCAGCGGCGGCATATTCAACCCGTCGATTGAATGGCAATGTAACCAACTGCATGGTAATCCGCAGGGCATCGGATTCCACGACCACAACAATCGGCTTCGACGGTTCAGGCAACATCGACGAGGCAGCTATTACGACGTTCTGCACGGGTACGACTTGCACGGTCTATCAATGGCTTGACCAATCAGGAAACGATAATACAGCGACAGCGGCAGCACCTGCAAACGAACCGACGATTTACACGGGTGGGGCGTTGGTAAAAGATGAGGGGCGCGTAGCTTTAACTTCAACGGGAAGCACGTCTTTTGATTTTACGCGTATCAGCGATATTAATTCTGTTTTTTCAGTATTGAGGCCAACTGATTTTACTACAACGCGGAACAGTTTTATTTTAGGCGATACTGTAAATTCAGATTATCACAGCAACTATAATGGAGGCTGGCTAGGGACTAATTCCGCAACTGTCGTCAGAAATGGCGCAAATTATTTAAATGGCTCAAGCGTAACGCTAACGGCATTGACTCGAAGTGCAGGGCAGTACGTGCTGAGTATGATTCACACAAGCAACACAGCAAGGGCAAACACCATAAGCCAAGACCGTAATACTCAATATGGTCAACGCTCATGGATTGGAAACCGTCAGGAATTAATAATTTATTCAGATGACCGAACCAATCAACGAGCATCCATCGAAGAAAACATAGGCGACTACTTCACCCAAAACACGCCACTGCTCGACACGTACACGGGAGCCGCAGCCGCGTATTCACTGCGTAAACTTCGCACGGCTTACACAGGTGACGCGGTAGAGGTTTACAACGGGAGCAGTTACGCTGACATCGGCTTCAATGTATTCGGTGAGCTCAATACGGTTGCACTGGCTGACCACTGTGGAAGCAATGACGGGTTTGTATCGAAGTGGTACGACCAAAGCGGCAACACGAATGACGCAGCGCAAACGACGACCGCGAATATGCCGAAGATTTACGATGGGACTACGGGCGTGGTGACGGAGAACGAAAAGCCTGCGGTAGAGTTTGATGGTTCAAATGATTGGTTAGAAAAAACTGTTTCTTTATTTTCAGATTACCCATTTACCCTTGTAAACGTTGTTTTTCCTACTGCCAACCAACAGATGGCTGTGAGTGCTATAGTTGATTCGGGGGATAGTCAAAAAATGTTTGGTAATGTTTATAACGATAGTGGGAACCAAAACCAGATATGGACACGTAATACACAACTTTATAGAATCCCCGGTCCTTCAAGAAATTTAAACACTCAACAATTAAATTTTTTGTATTGGGTAAATGACACTAATAGAACTATTAACACAAATGGTGGTTCTGATTTTAGTCCAACAGGAACAACAGACTTTCCTGCAGTTAATAATTTATCAATAGGTTCACTGCGTGACAGCTCTGCAGGTCAATATTTTGGTGGAAAAATACAAGAAGTCATTTGGTGGGGGGTTGACCAAAATGGTGACGGTAACCGCACCGACATTGAATCCAACATCAACACGTTTTACGACATATACTCATGAACGGATATATCATAGTACTACCAACGGACACGCAGACAAGCGAAGCACGGGCAAAGCAAATCACGCGCGAGCTGTACAACATCAGCCGACCCGTTCTCATACAAGCAGAGTGGGAGGTGGATTCTGCCGTGTTCGGTATCGTGGTGCACCCTGACGGAGTACAGAACGCTTTGCAGGTGGATGCTGAGTATTTGATAAACGTTCACCCAGCGGCAACGCTCGAACGCCTCGTTGCTTGCTTCCCTGAGCTTTCGAATGATGAGCGGTACAGCCTGAGCAGTTACGTGCAAGTGAATCAGAAGTTCCCGTTCGGGCATATCGTCCCGAGCGATACGACCATAAGAACACAGGAATATATGGTTGAGAATGGTTGGTTTCCGGATGAGCCAACCGATGAAATTTAAATTGAGTAAATTGCACGCATGAAGGTAACGATACAAAAACCATACAACAAAGGCGGCTGGAAATGGCCCGCCGGAAAGGTTGTAGACGTTTCAAATAAGTTTGCCGCAAAGCTTAAAAAAGGCGGCTATCTAGACAAGCCCGAAAAAAAAGAATCAAAAAAAATTAAAGAGTAATGGCACAAACAACAGGCATTATAAATTCATCGAGCATTCGGGTATTTCTTGGAACTACAGACGATTCAGAGGTAGTACTCGACCACGTAACAGAGTGCAGCATTTCCATGACTACGGACATGCGAGATATTACTACAAAAACCAGCGGGGGATACCGTGAACTTTTGCCCGGTTTGAAGTCGGCCAGCATGAGCGTGAGCGGCCTTTTTGCAGAGGACGCTACTAACGGATACAACCAACTCATCGACCACCAATTGGCAGGCGACAAGCTTTTTGTAATTTTCACAAATACTGGAGCCGGAGTAACTGCAAACATAGGAGACGAGCAATTTGATATTGAAGGTTATATCTCAAGTCTTGAGCAAACCGCAGGCGTAGAAGACAATGTTGGCTTTTCTATGACTATCGAAGTAACTGGCACAGTTGTACGCGAGGTGATTTCGTAATATCTTTGCCACATGGTAGAGATAAAACTAGACGGTAAAACCTTTCCAATTCGTGCAACAATGCGCGCTTGGAGAAAGTTTGAAGATGCGACAGGTAAAAAGGTGGCAGACGTTGACAGCAACGACGTTACTTTAATTCCTGAGCTGGTTTATTATTTTGTGCAGGAGGGTTGCAAAAGCCAAGGCATGGCGTTCGAAATGGACGTAGATGATTTCTTTGGTATGATAGAAATATCAGACTTGCAAAAACTCAGCGAAGCCGTGGCGAAAGTCATGGGCGGCACACAAAAAAAAACAAAGGCCAAGGCAAGCCGTTGACATGGGATGAAATAGAAGAAATGGGGTTAGGCCAATTGCGTCTAACCCCTTTTTTGCTTTATGGTTTGACGTTCGCAGAGTTTGGCAACGCAATGGCGGGGCACTACAAAGAAATCGAAGAACGGGAAAAAGCGGAATGGGAGCGCACGCGGTGGCTTGCAGCCATTACAATCAACCCACACGTAAAGAAAAGGATAACCCCGAAAGACTTAGCAACCTTCCCATGGGAGAAGAAAGAAAAGGCTGCCGACGGAATTGGTATCTTGCGACAGTTAGCAAAGTAAGAGCATGGCAAAATTAGGCGATTTAATTGTAAGAGTTGGTGCGGATACCACGCAGCTAAACAAGAAACTTGGCGACGCACGCAAAAGCATAGCCAAGAACACGCGAGAGATTCAGCAGCTTGGCCGAAATATGACCGTCGGAATAACTGCGCCACTGGCTTTAATGGGTGCAAGCAGCGTGCAGGCATTCCGCGAACAGTCTAAAGCCATTGCACAGGTTGAAGCGGGTTTAAAGTCTACGGCGGGACAAGTCGGAATCACTTCGCAGGAGTTGCAGAATATGGCAACCGATTTGCAGAATAAAACGCTGTTCGGTGATGAGGTGATTTTGAAGGATGCAACCGCGCAGCTTTTGACGTTTACTAATATTACGGGCGAGAACTTTGGACGCACACAGGAGGCAGCGTTAGACCTTGCCACGCGATTGGATGGCGATTTAAAAAGCGCGTCCATTCAATTGGGTAAAGCGTTAAACGACCCGGTGGCAAACCTTAGCGCGTTGAGCCGTTCAGGTATACAATTTAGCGAAGACCAAAAAAAGGTAATTAAGTCACTTACGGAAACGGGCCACCTTGCAGAGGCTCAAACGCTGATACTTGACGAACTGAACAAGCAGTACGGAGGTAGCGCAGAAGCAGCAGCCGAGGCAGATGGTGGATTCACGCAGCTGGCTAATTCATTCGGCGACTTACAGGAGGAAATAGGCCGTTTGCTTGTGCAATATTTACGCCCTATCGTTGACCAGCTTAAAACGTTTGTGCAGTTCTTACAAGGCACCAGCGACGGCACAAAAAATGTGGCCTTAGCCATTGCAGGAATTGCGGCAGCCATTGGCCCCGTCTTGCTTATTTTGCCCAACTTAATAAGCGGAATCAAAGCGGCACAGGTAGCGTTTAAATTTCTCAATAGCACAATGCTTGCAAACCCGTTTGCACTTGCTGCCACGGCCTTGGCGTTAATTGTCACGGGTATCATAATGCTCACGGATGAAACCAAAAAAGCAACAACTGCAATTGATGACTTAACCGAGGCAAACAAGAATTTAACGCTTGAGGAACAGAAGCGAAATATTGAAGCGTCGATTGACAAGCAGAAAAAACTGGTCGATGAATTAAAAAAGGAAAAAGACGCGAAAGATGCAATTGTTGCTGAAGGTTACGGAGGCAAGGCAAAGAAAGAGCAGAACGAAGCGACCACGGCATACTTAGCCGCTACCGGACAACTTGAAAAAATGGGCGAAATGTTGGCAGAAGTCAACAGCCAATTAGAAGGCACAGACGAAGACAGCGAAGAGGCAGCCGGAGGCACGAAAACGCTGACGCTCGAAATGGTTAAAGCTTCAAAAGCGGCGTTTGATTTAAAGCAAGAACTGGACAAATTAGGCACGCAGAAAAGCGAACTTTTTGAGGGCGAGCCAGTCGATTTAAATAAAGCTTTTTTTGGAGATACTGCAAACGCAGATTTAGGTATCGATTTGGGCCTCGATGAATTTTCAGAAGAATTTGATGAGGCTTTTAATATTGACGATGGCACGGATGCCATGATTGAAAACCTTGACAAATTAAAGGAAGCCGCCACCAGCAGCATGATGAAAGCTATTGAAGTCAGTAACGCCTTTGGAATGGCTTTTGGCGCAGCAGTTGCGGACGTCGTAAGCGGTGAACAAACAGCAGGCCAAGCGTTAAAGGGTTTGGCCATTACTGCAATACGTTCATTAATACAAATTGCAAAAATGAATGTTATTGCAAACGCCACAAGCCCAACCAACCCCGCCAATTTATTTAGTGGGGGCTTATCAAGTCCTGCCTTTATTGTTGCAGGCCTTTCGATGCTTGACGGGTTTATTGGAGGTATCGCAGCCTTTGCCGATGGCGGTATAGTTTCAGGCCCTACGCTTGGCCTTGTTGGTGAATATCCCGGCGCAAAAACAAACCCGGAGGTAATTGCGCCACTTGACAAATTGCGCAGCATGATGGGCGGCCAGCACGTACAAGTAACCGGCAAGATTTCAGGCCGTGATATACTGCTAACAAGTGAACGCAATGCAATCGACCGAAACCGAGTAAGAGGATTTTAAATGGCTGACCCTATACGACTTTACGCAGAGTTTACCGATGACCTTGGCACGGACTACCGGGTAAATATTCACGACTCAAATTTTACAGGTACAACAACCACTTTTGTGCTTGGTTCTGACGGTTTTATTTTAAGCTACACCGGGAACAATGAAGACCGGATGCAGGGCGTTATCGGTAGTGAGTTGACATTCACGCTGACGGAGGAAAATACAATTCATACGGCGTTTATGGACGATATAAGCACAACGCCAGAACTTCGTTTTTCGGTCAGTGTTTACAAAGACCCGGACGGGGTAAATAATCCGTATTGGTTTGGGGTATTATATCCGGAGCAAGTCACGCGGCCATTTGATTATTACCCAATTCAAAACACCCTAACAGCAGCCGACGACCTTGGTAATTTGCAATACGTTAAGCACGATTCGACAGGCTTGGTAGATGTGCCGACCATGCTGCTGCAATGTTTGAACCGCACACGGGCGACCCATCTTTGGGGTACTGACGACTTTCTTTATTACCTCAATGATTTCGACGCGGTAGATTATACCGGTAGCAATCAATTGATTGATACGCGTATTTATAATCCATCGTTAGGCAACCCAGACAGCAACGGAGTTAATCAATACTATTCAACCTTTGAGATACTCGAAAGCCTGACCATGGTATTTAACGCGCGGTTATTTCAAAGCGAAGGCGTTTGGTGGTTCTTACCATTAGGGGCACAGCAGGCGAGTACTACCCTAACCGTAGAAGGCAAACAAAAAGACGGCACGGATATAACACAGGACACATATAACGCAGCGCGTGCATTTGATTCGACACTGGAGCGGCTACGCGGATACCAATACAGTGGGCTAGCACCGTTAAAGGAAGTGCGGCGCACGCGCAAATACAATGGCAACTATCCGCTCATTTACGATAACCTTTACACAGAAACCGAATTCGGCAACACGTTAGAAGATACCGATATAGATTACTTGCAGGATACAGAATTCGCAATTACCGGCACATTTAATTACGAGTATGCTGGCGACGGCGTAGCTACCGGCGACGACCTTGTAGCGCGTGTGATGCTTCGCTTCCTTGTTAAGGTTGGCACGCAGTACCTGCAACGGGATGCACAGTTTACGGAAACGACTTTAGATTTTCAGCTCGGCGCGTTGGATGACGGCGTACTCGAATACACTTCACACGTTTACAGCACGCCACAATGGACGGCGACGCCAGAATATTATGAAGTCGTTAGCTACGTATTCAACAGGAACGAAGGCGGTGAAATTACCGTGCCGATTGTGATTAATACGCCAGCGCTACCAAGCGACCAAACCGGAATGGATTTAAGCGTTACTATTGTCGGCATCGATGACGATGGCGGATTGGATGGCACGCTGGTGAACACATCAACGGCAGATTTTCAAATCGTGGTATTGCGTGCTGACCTCCTTGGCAATAATGCGCTAGGCGATGAGGTTGTTTTTACAGCTACCAACAGCGACACGGCACGCGCCGAGATTGACCAAGGACTTTGTTTATTTGGTGACGGTGAAACACAGAACGCCGACGGGGTTATTCGCGTCATCGTGGGCGTCAATGCCGTACCGGTAACACAATGGCAAAGCTTAAACTACACAGGTACAGGCCTAGGGATTAACCGTTTAGGAGTGCAAGAAATATTAGCGGGCCAGCGGATTAGCACACCGATACAACGCGGCACGGTCTTCGGTAGTGATTTAAAAATGTGGCAAGTGCTGGACGACACAGCCGGCGACTTTGCATTATTCAATTTGACGTTTACAGCTCGACCAATCGAAACCGAATTAGAGGCGTTTCTAGTTGCGCGGGATGCTTCGACCGTTACGACAGCCATAGGCGACGCAATCGATGTGGTTGACCCGATAACACATAACCCTGGCTTAGGCGTGACAGGTGCAACGGAGGCGCTAAATAGGACGCTGCTTATTGGTGAGGATAGTTACGGTTCACGCGTGCAGTATAGAACCGCCACCGTGACGAATCGAACAGGCACGACGTACAACGTGCGGCCGATTGATTATATGATAATGAATACGTGGTCAGGCGGCAACGGTGCAAGCATTATTTATTTGCCGCTGGTTGCAGATAACGAAGGGCGCAGCATCCAGTTCCATAGCGATGGCACAATAGCGGCAAATCAATACGTAAGCCTGCGACCGAATACAGGGGATTCAGGCGTAACTATAGACGGCGCAACCTCCTACGATTTCAATCGTGCTTATGATGGCATTACTATCTTGTGCCACAATTCGAATTGGTATATCATACAGAAAAAAGAAAAGTAATGGAATGGGAATTTGTGGCAGTGGTTGCGCCGGTGGTGGCTGGTTTGGTTGGTGTGTGGGTGAACTTAAATAGCACGGTGGCACGCCTCAAAAGCCGCGTAATCCAGCTCGAAATTGACAGCAACGAAATTAAAAGCGACATGAAAGAACTACTGGCCAGCGTCCACAAAATCGAGTTAATGCTTGCAAAACTGCAAAAATGATTTGGATTATATTAGCGACGGTAATGGTGAACGCAACTTATAAGGCGCGCGAGTATGGCCGTGCGGACGTTGCTGATATTATAATCTTTGTTGCAGCCTGTTCGATAATATGGAACTGAGATATTTTAGATATGATGAATTTGATTGCAAGTGCAAGAAATGCCGCACTCATTCTGACGGCCTTGGTATTGACGTGATGGATTTGGATTTTTTGTTGATGCTAGACGACGCACGCCACAAAGCGGGCGTGAGCTTCGTTATCACGTCGGGCGTTCGGTGCAGCTCTCACAACCGAGCCGTTGGAGGGAAAAAAAGCAGTTCACATTTAAAAGGCTTGGCGGCTGATATTAGCTGCTCAGATGAACGTACACGGGGTTATATTTTGGGCGCACTTTATGACGCGGGATTCAACCGCATCGGTATAGGCCGCACGTTTATCCATGTGGACGACGATGACGGAAAAACGGAGGACCTAGTGTGGCTCTATGATTAACACAATACGCCCACGGGTAACAGCCCAACAAAAGAAAGCGCTGGATTTCCTACGCAACAAAGAGCGTAGACTGATTGTAATAGGTGACCTGCATTGCCCATTTGAGAAGGAAGGCTATTTTGAATTTTGCCTTGAAACCTACGATAAGTACGCGTGCAATCAGGTTGTATTCATAGGCGATTTAATCGACTCGCACGCCACCAGCAGGCACGAAACAGACCCAGACGGAGAAAGCGCAAGGACGGAGTTAGAACGCGCAATTGAAGACCTGCAAAAATGGCGGATAGCATTTCCCGTGGCCGATTGCATTATCGGAAATCATGACCGCGTTGTAATGCGCAGGGCGTTTAGCTCATCGATTCCCAGCGTTTGGATTAAGTCATTCAACGAAGTGTTAGGTACGTCATGGAACTGGACAGAGCGCGTTGAGTATGATGGCGTGCAATTTATTCACGGGGAAGGCGGAACAGCCCGCACAAAGGCAAAGAACGACCTACAAAGCACGGTGCAGGGGCATATACATACGCAGGCTTATGTTGAATGGATGGTTGGCAATCGTACCAAGTTATTCGGTATGCAAGTGGGTTGCGGCCTTGACCGCGAAACGTACGCGGCGGCATATGCTAAGCACTACAAAAAACAGGCGATAGGTTGCGGCGTGGTTATCGGTGGGCATACGGCTATCAATTGTTTAATGCCGCTTTAATACCTTGCACTAAATTTTACATCATGGGAGAATTGATACAGACATATTGGGCTGAGATACTTTTGGCTATCATGGCATTCGTGAAGGTTATTGTGAATCTCACGCCAACGGAAGCCGACAACAAGGTATTCGGATGGCTTGACACGCTAATAAGCGCAATCGTAAGCGACAGGCGCAAGGAACGCAGAGAAGCGCGAAAAAATGACTAACCCTAGCCGCTAGGGTTGTTTCCTAGTTTGTTACATAGAGATGATTTAAAGAGCCTCCAAACGTGGGGGCTTTTTTTGTGCCCTAAAAAAAAATCAAAGTTT